ATACACATAGCAAAGCTTGCGAATGCAGTAGATGTAGATGGATTTTTCTTTGAAGTCCATCCAGATCCAGAAAACGCCTTGTGTGATGGACCAAATATGATACATTTAATAGATTTTGAAAACATTTTAAAACAAATAGCATGAGAATATTTATAGGACACGACTCAAGATTTCCACAAGCTACAAAAGTTTGTAGAAAATCAATGCAAAATTATAATGATAATTTAGATATTACATTTTTAGAAAAGGAACACTTAAAAAAATATAACTTTTACGGTAGAGAAGATATACCAGGAGAATCAACAGAATTTTCTTTTACTAGATTTTACGTACCCATGGTGTGTAATTATGATGGTATTGCAATGTTTTGTGATAATGATTTTTTATGGAAATGTGATCCTACAGAAATGACAAAATACTTAGGTGATAAAGCTATAGCTGTAGTTAAACATGAAGATATGGATATTAAACAAACCAAGATGGATGGTATTACTAATAAATCTTATCCAAGAAAAAACTGGTCAAGTTTAATTATTTTTAATTGTTCTAAATTAAAGCATTTGACAAAGGCTTATTTAGACTCAGCCCAAGCAAGTGAATTACATGAATTAAGATGGGTTGAAGATAATGAAATAGCAGAAATACCTAGATCATATAATCATTTAGTAGGTTATTATAAAAAGCATAACAGAATAAAAGCAATACATTATACTTTAGGTGGACCTTGGTTTGAAGAATGTAAAAATGGAGAATTGTCAGAGGAATGGTACAAAGTGTTAGAGAATTAGTAAAAGATAAATCAATAATATTTGTAGGTAATTCTGTAGAAATCATGCATCATAAATATGGTGATTTTATAGATAGTCATGACATTGTTGTACGATTTGGTAGAGCTATGGAAGCTACACCTAAACAAGAAGAATCTATAGGTAAGAAATGTGATATATGGGTCACTGGTCAATTTAGAGCACCTGTATATAAAACACTACGTAAAGAATTTGAATCTGGTAGATGGAAAAATACTAAGATATTAATAAATAGATGTAGAGGAAATTTACAATTAAAGAATTGGGATTTTGAAGATCATTTACCTGAAGGTATGAAATACGAACAAATGTATACTGATCAAGAATTAATTGATATAATGAAAGCCTTTAATAAAGATATTTTAAAACTTCAAAACTTAAGACCTAGTGCAGGGTTTATAACTATACTTTGGTTTATAAATAAAGTAAAAACTTATAAAAGTATATCTCTAATAGGTTTTGATTTTTTTGCTAAAAGTATTAATGAAAGAGGTATGGATAAGCAAGGTACCGAGAGTAATTGTGATCCTCATAGTTGGCACATGCCTATATATATGAGAACTCATTCAGCACATGATATGGATCTTGAACAAGAATATATGTCTTTTTTAGAAAGAAAAGGATTATTTACTTGGCACGTTTTGAGTGATTTATCTGAAACAGATATAGAATATAAGGGTTGGATGAAGGGTATGAGAAGAATTAGGTCTATTCCTAAGAAAACTACGGAATCAAAGATTTTGCCACGATCTCAGCAACAATCTCTATAACACAAATAATCACTACAGCAATTAAATACTCCCACCAATCGTATTTTCCATTCTTATTAAAATCTAAAAATCTCACTTTTTAATTTTCTCAACAGCAGATATTCCAAAGCATCCTAGTGTTACCCATACAAATGAGTTATAAACTACTTCGTTTATAATTAGGTCTTTATCAGCTATTAAGCTAGTTAATAAGTCTGCTATAGCAAATAGTGTCATAACTATAAACGATGCAAACCCTATAACGTTCTTTTCGTTAATATCGTTTTTTTCTTTAAATAAACTCCACATAATTAATTATTTCGTTTTGAATTACTTTTCGCCGGGTTAGGTGGTGAACTTATCGTCGGGTTTGGCGTTGAATTCGACGGACGTATAGGTATACTAACATTATTATTATTATTGTTAACATTATATGATGGTTTAGGTTTATAAGTATTAGGGTGATAATATGGATCGTAATATGTATTAAAAGGATTCCAACGATTATAATAAGGTCTATAATAATCATAACCTACTACATTATATACTACATTAGGTCTAATTTGATTTATAGGAATTTTAATCGTATCACCTTCCTCTGTTAAAGCTAACACATGGGTAACATTAATCTGGTTTTTATATAATTGAGGCGTGCAACTAGTTAACATACCTATTAATATAATTAATACCATTGCTGATACCGCTATTACTTTACCATAATCTCTTTGTTTCTGTGTCATCTTTTTGAATTTTACTTTTACTATTTCTTTAAAATGTTTTTTAAATGTTTTGCATCTTTGAACATACATATAATCTTATTTAGTTGAACATTAGATAACCATGTATTTAGTTTTGTTATCTTTATTTTTATAAGCTTTTAGACACCTGTTTCGATTAGACCCAGGGTCTACATAGCTTACGTGAACCCAATTAGGGTTGTTATCATCTCCGAATTCCCAAATCATCTGATCGAAATCCAAATTATCTTTAATCCACTTAAACATAGTAGCATTAGACATGTGTCCATATGTATCGTCAATATCCATTGCTTGCCCGTGACAATGTTGAGATTTTGAACTTCCGCCGATAGCTTTATTCAATTCTGGTCCTCTATAGAACGAATTAATCTTTATAGGACCATTTACGTAAGTTCTAAGGGGTTCAAATATCTTTTCTGACAAGAGCTTCATGTTTTGTAAATGGGCATCAGAGGGATCATTATTTAAACCAAGGCGTAAAGCGGTTGTGCTATACACTCCTTCTTTATAACTTATATGTTTACTTATCTTTTCCATTATACACTATCTTTTATATGATCCCACATATCGCTACCAATTTTTTCCCCAAAGTCAGAATCAGATTTAAAATGGGCTCTAGCTGTTCTTCTACTATCTGATATTTCTTTACCCATTTTTTCGAATTCATCTTTATGTTTAGGGTATAATTTACTTAAATACTTACCAACTAATACTCCTTGTACTGAATGACCAGATGGATAAGAAGGAGTTTTCATAGAAGGCATTGGTATATCTTTTAAATCTACATTTATAGCTTTAGATAAATGTTTTGGTCTAGGTCTTTTAAAATGATTTTTTAATTGTAAAACAGATACAGCACTATCTTTAAGCATTTTATCTATAGTTTCTGCAGGAAATGGTAAATTATGCTTATTGGTAATTTCTTCAAAAGACTTTCCAATTTTATCTCTTTTTTCAACAAGTTTTTCGTCTCTATCTATTTTAGTTAAATCTTGTATTTCTTTTAATGTAGTTAATGAATTATCCTTAGGAGGTTTTTGTTTCTTATATGGTTTTACATCAAAATTTGCTAAAGTACCCATTATTTTCCGTTTTTCTTTCTACCTTTTCTTTTTTGACCAACGACAGCATCTCCAACATCTCCAATTTGATTATTAACTTCTTTAATTGCTTCTGCCACATCTTTAAGTTCTGCTTTAACATTTTTTAATCTACGTTTAAGTTCTGTAGCGGCAGCTACTGCTTTTTCATCTATTTCTGTTTTTCCCCAGACCCAGATCCAAGCGTCTTTTATAAATTTTTTTATTTTTTCTATCATTTTATTTATATTTTGTTAAAATTTAGAAGCTGTATTAACCTCGTTAATAGCTTCTTGTATATCGTTTAAGTCAGCTGGTAATATTAAATCTAACCCAGCTTTAAAAACTTCTTCTTTAATACCACCTTTAAATATTATAACAGTAGGGGCCATCCTCACTCTGTATTCTTTTTTTGCGTTTGGTGCCTTTGCAATATCAACTCTATAATAAATAGCATTTTCGATTTTATTCCAGTCGGCAAAACAGTTAGCAGCATTAAAGGAAGCCCAAAACTCCACAACAACAGGTAACTTATCGTCATCTCCAAATGCATGGTGTTCATTAATTTTTTCTTCAAAGTTTGAATCTTCGATCCAATATTTTGCTGGTACATCTTCTTGCGCAAATATTATATTAGTTAGCAGTGTTAAAAGTAATGTTATTGTTAATTTCATATTTCATATATTATCTACCCTGTTTTTGCATCTCATATAATCTCTCGTCCATCTTGTC